AAGTGCTACTGTATTTTATCCTATTTGGCATCATCAGTTTGATGATCTTATTGTACTTAAAAACAATCAAGGAACCGAAGAAACCCGAGTCCGTCATATGGATTATGGGGTTGTGCTTAGTGCTTTCTTCTGGAGACGATTCAAAAACAGAGAAAACATAACATTTTTTGACCCCAACGAAGTTCCAGACTTATATGAGGCTTTCTACTCAGATTGCGCGAAGTTTGAAGAACTTTATGTCAAATATGAGAAGCGCAAAGATTTGCGTAAGAAAACCATGAATGCTGAAGATGTATTCAAGGGCGGAATTTTAAAGGAGAGAACTGACACAGGTCGTATCTATCTTGTCTTTGTTGACAACGTTATGAATCAAGGACCATTCGATCCGGAATATCATACGATCTATCAGTCAAACTTATGCTGTGAGATACTTTTACCTACTAAACCTTTTAAGCGCCTCGATGATGATGCTGGTCGTATCGCTTTATGTACTCTTGGATCAATCAATTGGGGAGCATTCCGCAATCCCGAGGATATGCGTAGGGCTTGCCGTATTCTTCAGCGCAGCCTCTGTAATATTCTTGACTATCAAGACTTTTTGAGCATTCAAAGTAAACTAAGTAACGATGAGATCAGCCCACTAGGTATCGGCGTAACTAATCTTGCATACTGGCACGCCAAGCGCGGCTTCAAGTATGGTGAGAAAGATAGTTTACAAGAAGTTAAATCTTGGATGGAACATCAAGCATATTACTTGACTGAAGCCACTGTAGAACTCGCTAAAGAACGCGGTAAGTGTTTACATAGTGATAAGACACGTTATGGTCAAGGTATATTTCCTTGGGAGTTACGCGCTAAGGGAGTAAACGAACTTGCTAACTTCAATCCTGAACTTGATTGGGAAGCATTAAGAAAGGACATGAAACAATATGGAGTACGAAATGCAACACTTATGGCCATTGCTCCTGTTGAGTCTAGTAGCGTGGTCATCAACTCTACTAATGGCATTGAGATGCCTATGTCGCTTATCTCGACTAAAGAAAGCAAGGCAGGAAGTTTCACACAAGTTGTACCTGAATATCAAAAGTTAAAAAATAAATATCAGTTGATGTGGGAACAGAAAGACTGTGATAGTTATTTAAAGACTGCCGCAGTATTAGCCGCATATGTAGATCAAAGTATATCAACCAACACGTTCTACAATCCTGCGCATTTCACAGATCGTAAAGTTCCAACTACACTGATTGCTAAAAATTTGATGTTGGCACATAGTTGGGGACTGAAGACATTCTATTACAGTCTCATCAATAAGGCTGGATCAAAATCAGTAGAAGAAAAACCGTTAGCACAAGAAGTAGCAACATCAGAAGATGATGATTGTGAGGCTTGCAAACTTTAAGAAAGGATGATATAATGGCCTATAGCGCACAAGTGGTTGACCATTACGAGAATCCTCGTAATGTAGGTAGTTTTGCAAAAGATGATGATAGTGTAGGTACAGGAATGGTAGGAGCGCCAGCATGCGGCGATGTGATGAAATTACAAATAAAGGTAGATGATGTTACAGGTATTATTACAGACGCAAAATTTAAAACGTATGGCTGCGGCTCGGCAATCGCAAGTTCCAGTCTTGTTACAGAGTGGGTCAAAGGCAAAACCCTTGACGAAGCAGGACAACTCAAAAACAGTCAAATCGCCGAAGAACTAGCATTACCGCCAGTTAAGATACATTGCTCTATATTAGCAGAAGATGCTATCAAAGCAGCCGTAGAAGATTATAGGAAAAAACATTAAGTGTTGTATATAGAAGATAATTTTTTAACCGAATCAGAATTCAGATCATTGAATGATGCGGCACTGAAGAATTCGACTAAAAAACGCAATCTATATCAGGATAATAATGGTTGGTCAGAGGGCTGTGTAGATTTAAAAAATAATTTAGTGATGCCATTAGTAAAATTTGGTAAGTGGCAAGAACCTATAATCGAACGATTAAAAGTCTTAGTAGAACAATTTGTAAAGCCGCATCCAATAATTGAGAATGTTTGGTTTAATTATTCACAAGGTGCATATATAATACCTAGACATACTGATATAATCACTACAAATGATCCGGCTGACTTGATGAAGAAATCTTTTAAGATTTTTATCTATGCACATGAACAATGGGAAGAATCATGGGGCGGTAAATTGTGTTTTGATGCACAAGAGATCGTGCCAGTACCGAATAGATTAGTTATGTATACTATGGACGAAGCACATTGGACGACACCTATCACAACTGACGCATTGAGAATTTTTTGGGGTATCAGATTCGGACATGCCAAATAAAAGAGAACAAATATGAGCAAACAACAATATAATTTAAACACAAAGACAGATTATTTGAATAGAAAAATGTTTTTAGACCCAGAAGGTCCTGTAACCATTCAAAGATTCGAAGAAGTAAAATACAAAAAGATCGCTGATTTTGAAACTACTGCACGTGGTTTCTTTTGGGTACCAGAAGAAGTCAGTCTTACTAAAGATGCCAATGACTTTAAAGAAGCAAGTGATGCAGTCAAGCACATATTCACTAGTAACTTATTACGCCAAACAGCATTAGATAGTTTACAAGGACGAGCACCAAGTCAAGTGTTCACACCAGTCGTGTCATTGCCTGAACTAGAAGCATTGATTTATAACTGGAGTTTCTTTGAAACGAACATTCACAGTCGTAGTTACAGTCACATTATTCGTAACATCTACAACGTGCCTAAGGAAGTATTCAACACTATCCATGATACAAAAGAGATTGTTGATATGGCAAGTAGCGTAGGCAATTATTATGATGATCTTCATAAAATTAACTGTATGAAAGAGTTAGGTTCTCATCTAGATGTTACTGAAGAAAAGCACATCAAAGCAATTTGGCTAGCACTCAATGCAAGTTACGCGCTAGAAGCATTTAGATTTATGGTAAGTTTTGCTACAAGTCTAGCAATGGTTGAGAACAAAATCTTTATTGGTAATGGTAACATTATCAGTTTAATTCTCCAAGACGAACTGTTACACAAAGGCTGGACTGCCTACCTCATTAATCAAGTAGTAAAAGAAGATCAACGCTTTGCTAAAGCAAAACAAGAATGTGAACAAGAAGTATACAGAATGTATATGGATGTGATACGTGAAGAAAAAGAATGGGCAGATTACTTGTTCAGCAAAGGTAGTGTGATTGGCCTTAATGCAAACATTTTAAAAGATTTTGTAGACTATACTGCTGTAACAGCATTGAAAGATATAGGAATCAAATATCAAAATCCAGCACCAAAGAACACACCCATTCCGTGGTTCAATAAACACAGCGAAACTAGCAAGAAGCAGACCGCGTTGCAAGAAAGCGAAAGCACCAATTACGTCATAGGTGTCATGAGCGATCAATTAAATTACGACGACCTTCCGTCACTATAACTATAATAAAGGAGAATGATTATGAAAGCCCTTGTATGGACTAAAGACCACTGCCCTTATTGTGTTCAAGCCAAAGCATTGCTTACACAAAAAGGGATAGAGATTGAAGAACGCAAGATTGGACATAGTTGGACAAAAGAACAACTATTAGAAAGCGTACCCACAGCACGAACAGTACCACAGATTTTCTTAGGTGAGGAATATGTAGGTGGGTTCGATGACCTTAAAAAGAGATTTGATCAGGAGAAATAAATGAATCTTAAGACAGATGAGACATACACATTTAAATTAAATAGCGGTGAAGAGTTAGTCGCTAAAGTAACAGAAGTCAACGATAACTATGTGTTGCTAGACACCCCGGTTTCTATAGCCCCGGGTCCGCAAGGAATGGGATTAATGCCTAGTTTGTTCACCAACGACCAGCGTGGAAAAGTCAGACTAAATACTAGTAGTGTTTCATTGGTCGCGGATACTGAGGAATCAGTTAAGTTGAAATACCTCGAAGCGACTACAGGTATACAAGTACCTAGCAAGAAAATGATATTAGGATAAAACATGCCACAATTGAGTCGTAAGGGTGATAAAAATACTACAGGCGGTAAGATAATTCGCGGCGCAAGCACTGTGTTTTGCAATAACATTCCTGTAGGTTTACATTCAAGCGACATCACACCGCATGAGCCTAAGAAAAATAAGAAGCCACATAATTCTGCAAAAACAACAGAGGGTAGTCCTACTGTATTTGCAGAAGGAGATCCTGTATTAAGAGTAGGTAGCGGCAACACATGCGGACATAAAATTGTACAAGGTAGCGACAACGTGTTTGTCGAATAACATATGGCTGATACAGGAAAGCAAAGTCCCCTAGGCATTAACGTTTTAGGTTCATTACTACAGAATGTTGGATTCTGGATAAATCCTACGGCTGAAAGTTATATGGGTTCTAATAAACTCACTGACGCACCAATGGGAAGTGATGCTGACTATGCTAAAACCTCAAATAATTTAAAATTCGGGATCATCTGTGAAGATACATGCCTCAAGTGGGTGACATGGTCTATAAACGATGGCTTCAAAAGAGGTGCAGCCATTCAAGATGACCCTAGAGCGCCTATAGGATTTTATACACTTAGAGCATCTACATATAATAACATGCTGACTATAGGTCAGAGCCGTATCCCTGCATTAGGGAATAGCCCGCCCGCTACATGGGAGACTAGTGATCCTACAAATGTGTGGGTAAACCAGCATACGGATTTCAAGATCACAGGATATTATCAGTCCGGAGTTGAAGAGTCTTATAGTACACTCTCGCAGGCTGGATCACCGGCTTTCTCTGGTTATGCATTTTACAATTGGGATTTACCGGTAGTAGAACCTGCAGGCTCTGTTGCAATGTCACCACCAGTATCAAGTGTGACAGGATTACAGCGTAGAACACAATCATATGTAAATGAAGGTCAACTTGCTAGTTGGTATCCTATGCTATGCACAGTTCCTAAACCCACCGGAGCCGCAGGTCCTTCAGTACTTGTAGTACCAAATAAAGCGATAACACAATGGGGTTGGGTGAGATTAATATCTTTACAAGCGTGGCAAGACTTTAATTTCAATAATGGACAAGAATATACAGAATATCCGTCTGCATGGACTCCGGGCACTACATCAAATTATCCAGCGGCATTGTTATATCCGCAGTATCGTTTTTTCTGTGATAGTTTTGGATCTTTTAATGGTTTCTTAAATTCAACGAACGATGCAATATATGCTATCGAGGATAGCAGAGACTTCTTAAAAGGTACTTATAGTAATCAAGATGATTTGATAAGCGCAGATGTTTCAGGAGTATCTTTGTCGGCTAGGGCATTTGGTCAAGACCTAATAAATTTAGGTAAGTTGATTGATTGGCAATATATCAAACAATTTGGTTTACCTTCTACATTATTACAGACACTAAACAATAACAATGCTGTAAATCAAGCATTGAGTTTAACTTTGTTGACCGCTGGTATAAGTCAAACACGCATCAAAGATATTGCTACCGGCGCCGCGACTGCTACTACTGAAGAACAAAAACAAATGTATGGTTCATTCTTAACTATCAGGGGACCAGACTTATTAGAAATACTTGCTATATGCAATTGTAGAACCGCAGGACTTGAATCACTTGCCGACTGTTTAAATGTTAAAAAAATATTCCCTACAAGTTATACAACATTAACAGTGCCGATATATAACACAAGCCCGGGTCCAACAAACAGCAAGACATATTACTTACTATACGTAGCGCAAGATATGAATCCACAATTAGTAAGTCCCAAG